TTTGAGCAAGTGTTACCGAGTGCAGCGAACCTTCGCTTTGTTGAGTGCTAGATAAGTTGGCAGTGTATTGGTCGCTTACCGTTGGGGTAGGCAATGATGAAGATTCGGAATCGGTTATGTGCGGCACCTGAATCGGAAGCTCGAACGCCTGCCCATTTTGCGTCATACCCGATGTCGGCCAAGTCGCCGAGAACAGCTCCAAGTGCTCGCAGAGTAGGTTCTGTTGATCCGTCTGCCATACACCAATCGCAGAGTTCCACGTTGCCATGTGCCGTGGCACTAAGTAGTCCCCGAACATTTTCGATGACGACAAGTTTTGGTTTGATTGTTTCGATTGCTCTTGCGAATTCGCTCCAGAGTCCACTTCTAGTTCCTTCTTTTAGGCCAGCACGTTTGCCAGCGAGTGATAAGTCTTGGCAGGGAAACCCACCAGTGAGAATGTCCACTTGTGGCACTTCTGTAAAGTCCACTTTTGAAACATCTCGATAATTGGGAACACCAGGGAAGTTCTTTTCAAGAATCTTCGACGGTGCGTCATCCCATTCACAATGCCAAACAACTTCAGCACCAGTAACAGCAGTAACAGCAAGGTCTAAACCGCCGTAACCGCTAAACAGTGAGCCAATAGTTTTCACGATAGGATTGTCGCTAGACGGCTTCTGTTGCGGTGGCCGAGCCATTAGGCTGCCCCACTATCGTTTCTTCCTTTCCGATGGTGGGGTTCTTCATTCTCTGAGCCAACTGCCCACCAAGGGTTCGGATTTGAGTAACGATTACAGGATCAACAGACGATTCTTTAGATTCGGTAAAGAGCTCACGCAATTCATCTAAGTCTTCTTTTTCAAATGCGGTCTGAGCCTGTGCCAGGAGAACCCGACCACGCTTAGACATTTCCGCACTCGAAGCACGTTTCTTAGATGGTGAAAGTTCGCCACCAAGCAAAGACAATGCTCGACCAGTAGCAGACGTGGCACAGTTCTCGACAGCCGATGTGGCATTGATACCGGTCTTAGTAATTGGTTCCTGAGCGAAGTCTGTAACGTCAGGTAGTTGCTGGTTAGCGTTCTTCCAAACCGAGCATTTAATTATGACTTCAGTTTCGTTCGTGAGAACAATGTCGTTAAAGATACGGCCTTCAGGATATAGACGCCAGAAGATTTCGATTCGTTCTTGAACGGTTTGGTAATCGGCTAAATTGAATGCCATTATGTTTCCTTTGCGATTGCGGTGGAAATGAAGAAACCAGACACCGATGGGGGTAGGTGTCCGGCTTCCCCATCTAACAAGCGGAGGGACTTGTTAGTAGGCAGTGTAGCAAACTATTTCGACATTATGCCAATTATTTCTTTTTCTCCGTGTCGGCTTTCACTTTCTGGATACCAGTGTTGATTGCTTCATCGAATGCTTCATCCGATACGCCACCCTTACCGGCATACTCAAACAAGATAGCAACAGCGATCACCATGATGGCTCCAGTTGCACCGATAAGAGCTGCATCGAATGGTGACATTCCGCCAACGGATCCTGCGGCAATAAACACGATTCCCGAGCCAACGGCGAACGCCAATACTCTTAGTGCACGTTTGATGTGTTTTTTCATAGTCCAAGTCTCTTCCAGGTTGATTCGTTTACGACACCATCAACGACGATGCCTTTTTTAGTTTGGTAAGCCTTTACTGCTTTTTCAGTTATCGGGCCGAAGTCGCCGTCAGCTGTAACTTTTAGAGCGGTCTGCAACTTCTTTACATTTGAACCCTTAGAACCCCTGCTGAGCGGTTGAAAGGCTTTAGGTGGCACAATCACACTCTGGACAGGTGTCGGGGCTTCTACGGGGCTTACAGGGCTTTCTGGGGCTTCGTAGTGTTCTGGAGCCAACGGCATTTCAGTAAAAGGTGTTTCAACTTCGGTAGCCGGTGCGACAACAGATTCTTTGGCCACAGGTTCAGCAAACTTGAACGGAGTTCCCCAGCCAAGAATGACACCCTTGCCGGTCATCAACTTGGTTACTTGCTTTGTTTTGCCCTGATTAGCACCAAACGCAATCCACAAACCATTCTTGGCAACCGAGTGAAACATCGCAACGTGATCGCAACCACCATCGCCATTCCAATCATAAATAACTGCATCGCCAGGTTGTGGCTTACCCTTACGCCAAGTGCCATTCTTCTTCATCAGGCCCACAAGCTCGGAGACCCAAATGTATTTAGTCATTTTGCCATTGGCAACATAGGAATAACCTGCGGCACAATCACCGAGTTTCGGGTTCTTCTTTAGCCACGGCAGTTCTTTTCTGGCTTTGCCAACCATTGAACGCATGGTGGCTAGGGCTTCTTTACGAGTTGGCATTACGCTCCTACTGATTTGATAATGATTGCGACGATAACGGACGACACACCTGCACTAAGTAAGCCTGTTAGCCAGGCACTCGACCAGCGAGCCTTTTCAAGCTCACGAATACGTGTCTCATGGTCAGCAACCGATGTGATACCGGCTTTGATGTCTGCTACGTCCTGAACTAACTGGAGTAACAGGGCTGTTTGGCTACTCGGTCTCTTCGGCTGATCCATCGGTTACTTCTTTAGTTGTGGTTTCCATCATTGAACCGCATTGGGCACACTGGGTGTCGATGGTGTTACTCATAAACACCGACGGCTTGTCCAAGTATGAGCAGGTGGCGGTCTTGCAGATTGCTGTAATTTCTAACATTGTTTATCGTCCTTCAGTAGTTGCTGATGTGGCTTGAACAGCAAGCCATCGAATGGCTAGTGGCCCTGTGGTTGGCCCTGCTCGGAATGCATAAACGGTCATGTTGGTTGTAGATGTAACGTCGAAGTGTGCAACGGCTGGAAGTGTGGTGTTGGTGTGTTCGGCGGCCAGCATGACGTATGGCTGTTGGGTGAACCCAGTCAGGTTGGTTACGTTTACTGAACCATAAGACCAGGTTGCGTTAGATGTAAGTGTTACGCTGCTTGAACCGACTTGGGCGTTGTAAAAAATTCCGTCCATGATGTTGGTGTTGAGTTGTGCAGCTGTAAGTGTGTTGCCTGCTGTAAATGTAAATCTGCCCGACATTTATAGGCCTTTCCATAGTTGATACGTTGTTTGCCAGTCGTCTGGCGTGATTGTGTGGCTGGTGCCAACGATCGTGTGGTAGTAAGTTCCCCCAGTAAATGCTGGTGTCGTTTTGACTTCTTCACCGTTGAAGTAAAAGTTCACAGGATAAAAATACTCTGAACCACCGCCAGCAGGGTTATCAAAAACAATTTCTTGATAAGTTCTTGCAGTGTTTACAGTAACTTCTATTGGCTGAATTTTCTGGGTATACTCGGAGATTTTATCCGCAATAGTTTCTAGTGCAAGTGTCGGAACATCTAGGGTTGCTGTGTAAATTGTTGGGTTAGTTAGAATGCTGGCACTTGATGTTCCGTAAGAGTAAATTGCGGAAGCATTTGATAAATCGTAAGCGGTTGGTAAGTTGGCACCGTCTTCCCCAATAACAATGTTTGTAGTTATGTCGTCAGGTATTAGCCGGCCAAGTTCAGAGTTGGCTGAAATCGTTCTTCCAAACAAGTTTCTAATAATGTAAACGGTTGGCCCTGATTTGTATTGGTAAAAGAATCCATTGGCTTCCGCCACTTCACCTTGAATGTATTCAGTCATTAACTCGCCAAAGGTTGAAGTGTAAGTTCCACCAAATTCCCAGCTGGTGCCAAGAATGGCAAACAGGTCAAAGTCTAAATAAGGTGAAATCTGCCCGGCAGTTTGAGCAGCCAAGAATGCGTTTTGAATTGCAAGACCTTTGGAAATAGCCTTAGACACTGAAACTGGAACGTTTACGGCCGCACCAGAAACATCCACTGCCGAAATTGTCAAGGTTGTTACCAGGTTGATTGGATCAACATTGATGTCTAAGTTATCAATTTGTCCAATAAAGAAAACAGTATTTTTACCAAAAGTGCTGTGATTAGTGCTGGCTTCATTTTTCAACGTCAAAAAGATTTGTTTACCATTGTAAAGCTCTTTTACTAAAGTTTCATCCCAGTCAACAATCTGAGCAGACAAAGACATTGTTGCTGGTGCGAAAGTAAAGAAAACACCTTGGTCTGGTCGTTGGCCATCGTCAATTTGAATGTTAGTTATTGCTAGGTCTAAGACTTGCAACGATCCAACGTTCCCAACCGCTCCCAAAACGTCGGTTCCGTTCAACACTGAGAAGTCCAGGCGAAACTTACCGGCAACAGGTGTGTAAGTCCACACCTGCCAGTCAGTAGGTAAATAAGTTCTAGAGCGTGTAGGCATTACCTAAGCAATCTTCCTAAAGACATACCCTTTTGGCCTGCAAACTTCTTTAGTTCATTTACAACTTCCTTACCCGAAGCCACACCATAAATGTTTACAGTGGTTGTTCCACCGCCAGCGGCAGCCAATTCTTTTTGAGCAGATTGAATATTTCCACCAAACGCTTTATTACGAGAAGCATTTTGAACCCTGAAACCTTTAGTAGCTTCTTCGTAACGGATACGTGCTTTCTCTTGCGGAGTAGAGAGCGTGTAAACAATGCCGTTGATGATGTCTTCAGTGATTTGCAACAACTGCCCAAACTTACGAACCCAGTCGTCAATGGCGGCTTGTGCTTCAGGAGTCTGCAAAAACTTAGCAAACTTCTCAGCATAAGGAAGTAAATAAGCACCAAACTGTTCTTTAATGTTTTCTAAAGCCACATCAATCTTGCTAAACGCAGTAGCACCTGCTTCACCGGCACCAACATAATTTTTAGTCAGATAACCCATTTTGTCGCCAGCATCTTTAATACCTGGAACAAGTTTGTCTAAAGCAGTTGTCTGGCCACCAAAAAACTTAGCCATAGCCAAAGAAACAACATTTAGGTCTTTACCAACACCAGTTGCCACGTCAATAGCCAGGCTAAAAACCTTCATGGCTTTGGTCGGGTCCTTGATTGTTGTAGCAATCTTGGCAAACGCTGGGCGAAGTTTATCGTCAAGGATACCGACCTGAACAGAAGTTCTTTGAATAAAGTCGTCAACTGCTCGGGTCTGCTCATCAGTGGCTTTCCAAGAGTTCACCAAAACCTTGTTTAGCACACGCATTGAAGCAGCATCTTCATCAGCCGCTTTAGCCATGTCAATCAGAGCTTCGCCAATAGCAGCAACACCAATGAAAGCAAACGCAGCGTTTATTGATCGAGAGATGTTTTTTACTGATTTGCCAAAGCCGGTCATCTGCTTATTAGCCTTAGCTAAACCTGCTTGCCATTTAGCGTTGTTGACAATCAGTTCGGCTTTAATCTGAGTAGTTGCCATCAGCCATTTCTTTCTTCAAGTGCATCCATAAATGCGTTCAATTCTTCAAAAGTCAAACTCCAATAAACCTCTGGAGTGAAACCTGTTGCCAGGCAAAACCTAGCCATGTTCTTTAGTTGTTGCTTCCTTTTGGGTCAGAACCATCAGCAATCATGTCGGTAGCCTGCTCCATGTCCAAATCAAGACACTGCTCAAAAGTAACGCTTGCATCTTCACGTCGAGCAAAGATAAAGATGAGAGCTGCAAGCCGACGGCCAGACAAACCCTTCTTCATCAAATCCTGCAACGAGCAACCAGAAAGCAATTCAAACTCTTCCTGCTCCCCCAGTTTCATCTTCTCAATTTCAATCTTGACATTCATCATTTTGAATCCCTTTCGTATTTGTTGAATAGTCTTTGTAGTCCATCCAAATAAGTATCTAATACTCTTTGTCTGGTTCTACGGATAGCCATTTGTAAAAAGTAACGGCCTTTGATGTTGTTATCACGCCAACCATAGTTGATTGGGCCAGCATAACGAGCAGTGGTGTTATTACCAATAGTGACAACAACCTTGGTTCCTGCTTTACCTGCTTTGACTGTGCTGCGTAGTTTGCCGGTCTTTACAGGAATAAATGCTTGCACTGATCGTGCAGTAATAATTCCTGCTTCATAAGATGCTTGACCAAGTTCTTTATTGGTAGCACCCAAGTCCCTAAGAGCCCGTTGGTATTTAGCCAAATCAGGGATTCTTAGGGTTTCTTGGGATTTACCTGAAGCCATTTTAGGCTGTGGTGTCGATGGTTACACCGTAGAAGAGCTTCGAAGCAACATCTAGTCCGGTGTTCTTCACTCGAAGAGTAACCTCGAACGAAACATCTTCGTCAGCAACTAGAACTAGTGGTGGCAACTGGTTGAAGATAACTGTGCCGGTGTAGGCAGGGTTGTCGGTTCCTTCGGTTCCGCCACCAGGAGTGATGGTGAACGTTGCTTCCGAGCCGTAGGAAGTCCATAGCAGGCGGTAGAGAGAGTCTGCGTCGTTTGACATGTAACCCGATAGACGAATAGTTGCTTCCTGGTTAGGAGCGACTTCGCTGAAGGTTTGAATTCCGCCTGGAGCGTCTCCCCATGAAAGTTCTACGTTGTTCAGTTCTGGCATGTATGAAACAGCACCAATCTTGAACACAATGTTACGTGCGATCACACGTGGAATAGCAATAGCCATTTCTTGTCCTTAGATAGTTATGCGGAGATCAACAGACACGTTGGCTGCCAAAAACTCTGCGTTGTTGGTTTGTAGAGCATATGGTTGGCCTACTGAACCAATTCGGACGTAGGCCGGGTTGCCGTTGAGAATGGTCTCTAAGGCTAGGTCTAGCATTTCGGACGCTTTGGCGTTTACAGCGTGAGCTGCAATAACCATTAGTTCTAAACGCATTAGGTAATCGTTGTCAAGTAGCACTGGTTCTAGGTATGGGTTACCTGGAGACATTACAACGGTCGGTGGAACAATTCGTTCAGGGATAAATGACGATACCTTTAGTCCGAGTGCAGTGAGTGCTAGAGCGTATTCTGCTCTCGACGCAGTGATCTCGTTGACAGGCATTTAGCAACCAAAGCCGGTGTATGGCCGTAGGAGTTCCCTAGCGGCGTTCATAGGGTCTTTGGCGGCACGAACAGCAGTTCCATCCATAGCGGCGAATTGAGTGACACCTTGGGGCGACTGGCGACGATAGAAGAGTTCGCTTGAAGCCATGAGAATAGCGTTGTCGTGAACAGTTACAGGAACTGTTGCATCACCAACAAACTTGGTTACCAAAGCGTGACCAGCGGTCAAGCATTCGGTTACGAAGTCGCTTGTCTCATCAGTGCCAATGTAGGCCCTGAACTCTTCTATCGTTACAGCCATTTGTCGGACTAAGCGGTGAAGTCTAGCTTGACGATTGCAGCCTCAAACGGAACAGCAATTGCTGCAAATCCGTATAGAGATAGCGTGTCGGTCAAGGTTGAGACATCCTGAGCGGTTAGTCGGGTTCCCGAGCCGTTTGACTCCATGGTTAGCAATGCACGTGAGTTTGCAAGGTAAGCCAGGGTGTCGCCTAGGGTTGGGTCAACAACTACTGGGATGCCCCAGATTGAACCGGTTAGGTCGTTGTTAGCAGTTGCGAACGTGTTTGAACCGTCGCTGTTTACGTTCACGATTGGACGGCCAGCAGTGTCGGCAATCTTCATGAAGTATTTGTAAGCAGCAGGGCCACAAAGAATAAACTCGGCGTTTAGACCAGAGTTAGCCTTGATGTATTTGACACCATCGATTAGACCTTCGATAACCGAAGTAGCGGTTCCGCCGTCTAGATCCATAACCTTGCCAGTGAAGTCAAGTGCAGCAATCTTTGCTTTAGCAGCAGTGTTGGTTGCGTTGGCGTAAGCGA